CAAGTCCCTGATTCCTTGCGGATCGGTCAATGAGCGCGTAAAAATTGCCAAAGGTGAGCAGGTGAAGGACGGCGGTCTGGAAAAAGTTGTACCGTGTGATGTTTTCGGAAGGTCGCAGGTTGAGCAATCGCGTGATGGCATGTTCCCGGCGCTTCTTTACGCTGTCGTCACTGTTTATTTTGAAAACGGAAATTGGAAGGGAGGCGATGACGCCGGATAGGATTGTGATTGCCCGGAAAAAGGACGTGACCTCCAAAGATGTTTGTTCGTCTACCGGAAACTGGCTATTTCCTGATCCCAAAGCGCCCAAAGTTTCAGAACTGAGCGCATTTGCAGGGTTTTCCAATGGGTTTCCCTTTTCCGCATTTGCTGCTGAATTGGAGAAAATACCCATAAATCTTTGGAAAATACTGGCCATCCCTTGCGCTTTGATGGCAAAAGTAGGCGGGTAGGGGTGTTATCCTGGTTCACAATCGTCAGAAGGGAAGTCCATTATCCGTATCATGCCCCCGGATTGCTCAAATTTATAGCGGGAAACACGGTAGGAACCATAAGAGCAGAATTTCGGAGGTAGGCCAAGTTCCCGGCGCTCGTTTTCGACTTTCTCCCATGCTTCCCGGTAGGTTGTATGTTCAGCGGATGAAATCGCAATCACCAAGCCAAAAAAGGTTTCTGGTTGCTCCAATACCTTTACCATCTGTGCGAATTTTTCTTTTTCCGTTCCCATAATAGACTATATTTGTCAGTTAGCCGCTACCGAATAAAATACCCGGCAGCGGCTTGGTTTACGCTTGCGAATCCCCAACGGGTTCGAGCCAAGCAATGCGCTCCAAAAGGATTTGGCTGTATGTGGCCATTGCGTTCGCTTGAACATTCAGGAGCGTTTGTTGAACGGCTGAGATGCTTTGAAATCCATCCGAGTTTTGAAACGCTTGAAGTTTTTCAAGGCGTTCATCAAGTTGTGCCTTTTCTTCGACAAGGCGGGTTTTGAAATCTGACATTGTAAAAATGTGTGTATGTGATGCGGGCGGCTAACCCCGCGTTGCCGTAAATGCTTCCTAAGCGTCGCCATTCGGCAACGCACCAGATATTAGTTGTGGGACAACTAAGTACGCATATCCTTTGCCTGAGCGCGCCCGCGTTCGGGCTTTTTTATAAAGTTCTGAATCCCTCTTCCCTTTCCTGCGTCGTGTAAATGCTCTGGTCGTTTGCCCGTAACCATCGAAAATACATTGCAAAGCACATGCCCAGTACAACCAACCCGTCTATCTTTTCCCGGCTTTTGCGTTTTGAAAACTTTTTCAGCCCGTTGTTATCCACATCCACGACCACGTTTCCCATATTCCAGCGCAAAACCGGATTTCCTTGATGGTTCAACCGACCGGCGCTCACCAAATTTTCAATCATCACAATCGGTTCGTTAAAGTTTCCGGGCGTCTGCCGGATCTCCGACATATCAAACCCGTAGTCCTGCAAAGATACGGCCAATTGGGTAGATTGCCAGGGGTCATAGCCGATGCCGTCCACCTGCAAAACCTTTCCAAAGTTCAATATTTCTTCGAATATCCGTTCGTGGTCGGTCACGTTTCCGGCGGTCGTTTGAATAATTCCTTCGCGCTCCCAATCCATGTATGGAACCTGATCCCGTCTTACTCTTTCTTCGATGTTGTCTTCAGGTATGAAAAAGCGCGGGAAGAAAATGAACGGTTCTTCTGTTTTTGGTCGGGGTACAATCAGGGCCCCGCAAACGGTTAAATCTCGGTTGTTGGAAAGGTCAATTGCGCAAAACGCTTGTCGTCCTGCATGGTCTTCAATTTTGGCTGGCGCTTGGTTTTGCATCCAAAGATCGTCAGGTAGCCAAACAGAAGATTGCCGTACCCACATATTCAGGTTTTTGGTTTTGAAGTTGGTTTCAGCGCTTCCGCCGTCTCTTTTGGCGTCCCTGTATTCTTCCATTAGCCCTTCGTGGGTAGGTGTGTGCGGGTAGGATGGATTGGCTTTTGCCCACATTTTCGGGTTCTCCCATTCCTTTTCGGGGTCGTCCAATGAGTAGATAAGAGCAAATGTACTATCTCCTTTACTTTGTCCTGACAATAGTCTTTCGCACGAATCGCGCATCTTTTTACATGGGCCGTTAATATTAAACCCCGCTGTTGTAATCACAACGGTCAAGGGCTGCAACCGATTCACGGTTCCAGATTTTATGTTCTCCAATATCTTCAGATCAATAGCTTCATGGAGCTCATCAATAATACTGATATGCGGCTTTATCCCATCCTGCGTTTTACTATCCCCGCCCAAAGGGGAAAAGAATGACCCGTTCGACTTGTTTTTCAGCGACCGGGTGTTGATCGAATCGTACACCTTCAGCACGTCGGCAAAATCTTCATCTTCCAGTGCCAGGTATTTGGCCATTACCTTTGCCGCCTCCCATGTGATCGCCGCCTGTGCGTACTTGTTTGCCCCAACGAAGCACTCTGCGCCTGGTTCGCCATCGAAGTACGTACCGATCAAACCAATTGCCGCTGCAAATTCAGATTTGCCGTTCTTTTTGGCAATCTCGATGTATGCAGTCCGGACCACCCGAAGCCCGGTCTTTTTCCACTTAAAACCGAAAAGCCCCGCAATTGCGAAGGCTTGCCAGTCGAGAAGGTTGAACTGCTTTCCCTGAAAATGTCCGCTGGTGTGGCGTAACGACTGGATGATCATCGTCACTATATCCACCGCCGTTTCATCGAAGTAGATGTCCTTGCGGGTGCGCATCTTTTCAAACCGTGCAACTGCCAGCTTTTCCAGTTTCCCGGCGATGCGCTTGCCGGATTGGATTGATTTTATGTAGCGCTGGTATTGCTTCATTTAGCTTGCTGCATCGCAATTCCTATGTTTGAGTAATTACGATCCCCGGTTACTTCTTTGCCGCAAAAAATCGGAGGTTCGCCGTCGAAATATCCCTCGATCTCTATAACATGCACGCCGTTTTCAAATACATCAATGTCAAGTTTCCACCCATGAACAGCGCCCGACCACCTTCTTTTTGTGAGCTTGTATTGGCAGCTTTCTAAGATCGCCTTCCCGTCTTCAAGCGGAATAGGGTATTCAAACTCAATGCGCTCTGAATCGGATTTGAATATTTTGTAACACAACATGCAGTCGTTTTTTTCGTGGTTGATTCGCACCCGGCACTGCTTGTTGTCTGAAACAAAAAGATACCCTTGCGTAATTGCGCCCACGCTAACGAGTTTGTTTATCACGCTGTGTTTATTGCACGCGGGATCAAATAGGAATCGCCTTTCAATTTCGGTGTTCATTTTGCTTGTTTCATTTTTTCAATCTTCTCGAATATTGACAGCCGTTTTGCGTCCGGCTTTTCTTCCCGCTTTTGTTCCAGTACCTTCACTAATGCCGCCGTTTTGCTTTTGCCGGCCACTGCTTCAGCAAGCGCCCGGAGCGCCATTGGCTGTTTCGTGTCTTCCTGTAACGCGTTCAATTCTGCCTCTGACATCCCCAACAAAATCTCATACGCCTGAATGACGACTTCCGTTGTTACGGGTTCGTATCCCTTGCGGCGTAGGGCTTCGATTGCGGATGTGAGGTTTTTGGCCATTATGGTATCGTTATCTCGTTTGTCTCCCTGTTATATTTCACATAAGTAGGAACGCCATTAACAACAAAGCCCATGTTTTGCAATGCCTCTATCCTTCTGCATGGATTCGCCACTTCTTCCCGCCATAGCTTTTTGAATCGCTCCAGGTGGTCGGGGGGCATCGGCAATATGGTCACGTCGCCAATAGTGCCGATCATGGGTTGGCTGAACCAAAGTTCTGTTTGCTTGTCAATCATATTTCCACAGTTTCGACTTCAATGCTTTTTTCTTCAGCGTATTTATGTGCAAACGCTATTGCGTCATAATATTCGCCTAAAGATTTGGAGTTGCGGCAAATCTCATACGGCGGGATTACTTTTATTCCAGAAAACGCACGACCCCGAAAACCTTGATCGGATCGAATATGGATATATTTGCATCCATCTGGTGCCGGGTTCTCCCTTTGCCACAAATTAAACAGCCTTTCTGTTGCTGAAACAACCCCTATGTTTTTAACAACTTCCATAAAACGCGATTTTTCCGTGTGAGATAAAAGCGGGAAGAAAAGCCGGACGCAAAACGGCTGTCAATATTCGAGAAGATTGAAAAAATGAAACAAGCAAAATGAAAAGCGCGAATCAAAACCAGTCACTTAAAACCGGATGCAAATTGGCTGCATTTTCAGTCTTGGTTTACTTTTTGGGCGGCGATACGTTTTTGTTTCCCGCCGGGGCTGCTACCGTGTACCTTGTTGACTACTTCTTCTAAATGAAGCAATACCAGCGCTACATAAAAAACATACATACCGGCAAGCGCATCGCCGGGAAACTGGAAAAGCTGGCAGTTGCACGGTTTGAAAAGATGCGCACCCGCAAAGACATCTACTTCGATGAAACAGCGGTGGACATAGTGACGATGATCATTCAGTCGCTTCGCCACACGTCCGGACATTTTCAGGGAAAGCAGTTCAATTTGTTAGACTGGCAAGCCTTCGCAATCGCGGGGCTTTTTGGTTTTAAGTGGGAAAAGACCGGGCTTCGGGTGGTTCGCACCGCATACATAGAGATTGCCAAAAAGAACGGCAAATCTGAATTCGCAGCGGCAATTGGTTTGATCGGTACGTACTTCGACGGCGAACCCGGGGCGGAATGTTTTGTTGGGGCAAACAAGTACGCTCAGGCGGCAATCACATGGGAGGCGGCCAAAGTGATGGCCAAATACCTGGCACTGGAAGATGAAGACTTTGCCGACGTGTTGAAGGTGTACGATTCGATTAATACCCGGTCGCTGAAAAACAAATCGAACGGATCTTTCTTTTCGCCTTTAGGTGGGGATAGTAAAACGCAGGATGGGATAAAGCCGCATATCAGCATAATTGATGAATTCCACGAAGCCCCCGACCGGAAGATATTGGAAAACATAAAATCCGGAACAGTGAATCGGTTGCAACCCTTGACGGTTGTAATTACAACGGCGGGGTTTAATATCAACGGGCCGTGCAAAAAGATGCGCGATTCATGCGAAAGGTTATTGTCGGGTCAAAGCAAAGGGGATAGTACGTTTGCGCTTATCTACTCATTAGACGATCCCGAAAAAGAATGGGAAAACCCAAAGATGTGGGGAAAGGCAAACCCGTCCTACCCACATACGCCTACGCATGAAGGGCTAATGGAAGAATACAGGGACGCCAAAAGAGACGGCGGAAGCGTAGAAACCAACTTCAAAACCAAAAACCTTAATTGGTGGGTACGGCAATCGGAAGTTTGGTTGCCTGATGATCTTTGGATGCAAAACCAAGTGCCGGCCAAAATCGAAGACTTTGCAGGACGGCAAGCATTTTGCGCAATTGACCTTTCCAACAAC